TTACACCCCTCCCCTTTTCTGTTATATTATCCTAGTACGTAATCTTGATAAGCAGGTTATAATATGTGCCCGTAGCTCAGTTGGATAGAGTGTTGGACTCCGACGTTTCAGGCCCTTCCAGTTGAGACATCCGGCAATCCCTTGCAGCTCTTGGCTTACAGTCAATGCAGAGGAAAAATTCCCCTTCTGTTGACTACTATTTGACTACTAATTTTCAAAAACGGTGATACTGGTCTTGACCGGTTCTCCCCCATATACGCGCCCGTAGCTCAGTTGGATAGAGTGTCAGACTCCGACTCTGAAGGTCGCTGGTTCGAATCCAGTCGGGCGTACCAAAACAAGAAAACCGTCAACCTATTGCAACACAATGGATTGGCGGTTTTCTTTTGTTCTTTTTTATGTTATTTTTCGGCAGTCTAATTTACGTTTTTTAACGGTTTCAAACGCTTTTCCACTGGTCTATGTGGTACACACGTGGTACATTTTTAGGCCTATATTGGTCGAACAATGTCACCTGTTTTTCATAGACAGCAAAAAGAAAAAGGGGAGAGCATGACGCTCTCCCCTTTTTGTGTTTTAAGGCCCCTCAGAGCCGTTTTTCATGTAAGCACCCCGTTACTCGTGGAGAGCCGAAACTTCGCACACACCCAAAGCCTGCGGCGGGAATCAGCCGTTCCAGCGGTTTTCCCCTCACATGTTGTAGTTCGGCCTGCAGGCGCCGGTCACGCATTTGAGGTCCCGCACACGCTGCATGACAGCACCGCCGTTGGCATTGTTGGTGGCTGAAGTGTTGCCTTCAATGGTGACAATCTGATTACCCCGCACCTCGATGATGATACCGCAGTGCTCGGTCTCGCCATCCATTTTGCCGTCAAAGTCAAACATGACGATATCTCCGGGCTTGAAGCCTTTCGTCACCCACTGACCAGCTTTCTTATAGGCGTTTGTCAGTTCCGTGCAGCTGGCGGTCTTCTTCAGATTAAAACCCGCTTCTTTGAACACCCACCACACAAAGATCATGCACCAGGGCACGCCGTTCCACCCGTAAGCCTCGCCGTATTTCTGGCGGTTGCTGTTGGCGGGAGTCTCCATGACGCCCACCTGCCATTTGGCGATCTGAATGACCGCGTCCTTGGTCTTGTTAAATAGATTCAGCATTCTTGCTACCCTCCCTGCCCCTCTGGGAAATAGCCTGCTTAAATTTATCAAACCCAAACATGGCAGCATATGTCTTACCTGCCTCAATTGGAATAAATGCGGTGCTGTAATCGCCATTTTCAAGGAGCATAACAACCCCACCGGATTGCCCCATAACCTTGCCACTTTCAGCTGGATAAAGTGGCAACAGGTCTACATCAATAACTCCGGCAGAATCATCGGGTGCTTCCGTTAAGAGCAGCTTTTTTAATTCCTCGTTTTTTGATCCCAGATTTTTAACTTGCTCACGCACAGCAGTGCCAGCACTCTCGTAAACAGTGCCATCAAAACCGTTGCGGATGTCTTTAAGTTCTGCCTCAATTGCGGGGCTTCCTTGAAATGGGCCAGCGTTTACCCACTCTCCATTCAGGTAAATGTAAATCGTAAACGGCTCTTCGTTGCCGATCAAATAATAGCCGCGATCTACAGGGTCTGTGATTTCACTCACCGTGGAAAACTTCCCCTGAAACACGATGCCCTTTCCACTAAGGAGCGCATCAATCTGTTCCACGGTGAAAATACTTTTTCTCATTTTGCACCTCCTCAGTAATAAATAACGATTGCACCGGCAGCACCAGATCCGCCGTCAGAGCCGTTGCCGGGTTCGCCGCCGGAAGCCGTTCTGTACTTACTGTTGTCAAACAACGGGTCCCAGTGATAGACAATACCAGCGCCGCCACCGCCGCCACCACCGTTACCAGCACCGCCGCCCTGTCCGTAGTTGGTTGCATTTGCTCCGGGAACACCAGTCGCACCAGGACCGCCCTTAGAAGAATATGTGCCATAATCGTAGCCAGGGGCGTTTCCGCCAGCTGCGCCGTTTGCAGCACCGGCACCGCCACCGCCATAGTAGTCATCACTACTTCGCTCGGAATGCTCGTCGCTGCGGTAGCTGGCACCTAGACCGCCAGAATACCCATTTACAGATTCGCCGTCTTCGGCTTTTCCTCTATTTTCGCCATCCCACACTTGATCGTTGCCTCGGCCACCACGACCACCGGCAAAACCTTCTGCGCCGGATGCTGCAAAGGTCATGCCCGTCTTTGCCTCAAAGTAACCATAAGGATACAAACGGCCGTAGTCAGAGGAATATCCACCGAAGATTGTAGGTGTACCTGCAGCGCCTTCCGTGGCTTGAACATCTGCCGTCTGGCCAACGCCATTGATACCTCCGATGCCACAGGAGAAGATAAAGACCTGTCCGGGCGTGACATCCAAAGAGATCTCAAACACTCTGCCGCCAGATCCAGCTTTGCCCGCAGATCCACCGGAACCGCCTTCACCAACCGCAGGAGCATCTGTAGAATCGCCGCCAGCACTACCACGGCTGCCACCAGAACCACCGGACCCAGCACCAACAAGGATAATACGGATTTTGGTAATCCCTTCCGGAACAGTCCATCTGCCGGAATCAGTCAGCATGACATGATTTTTGAATCCGGAAAGTGTACCTTGCGGCACAAAGCCAACAAGGAACTCGGCGTTTGCTTTATTCACGGTGCTCATGTTGATAGTGAATCGCTTAATAGTGGCTGTCTCCAATGCGTCAGTATAGGGGTTGATCACGGAGACAACGTCTCCTGCCCGTTCGTTTTCCACCAGAACATCCTGCGCGATCGTGCGGGTACACTGGAAAAACGCGAAGAAGCGCTCTACCAACGCCTGCGCGACCTGTGGGTTAGCCAGATAACAGTCCGTAATGGATTTCACATTTTCGGAACCGCTGTTCTCAATCGTTCCGGCAGTAACGATTCGGGTTACATGGGTGTAAGGCTGTCCGGTAAGAAGTACTGCTCCCTTTGCGCTGATCCGCGCATAGTTGGCGCCGGATTCAACGATTGTGCCGCCCTCGATGGAAAGACTGTGATACGGCTCCTTGAACTCAATCAGTTCTTCTCCGTCCAGACCATCAGAGAAAAGCGTTACGGTGTTGCCGGCCGGCGAGTAGTTATGCTCAGTGAGCTTAACACCCGTCACAGGCTTACCTGTGGTAAGGGTTCCCTTGCTATAGCATCTGTTCGCATCAAATGTGCCGGTTGATACGGCCGACATCGGCTCGATACAAACAATGCCTTCTTCGTAGACCTTGATCGTGGAACCCGTGGCCAGAAGAAGCTGCTGCAGGTTGTCTCGGCGCAACGCAATCGGAAGATATCCGGTGACAGTGGCCGCGCCCACATCAGGATCAACGGTGAAGTTCAGACCATTCAGAATGTCGTTGAAAATCTGCGAAGCAGGGACCTGAGTATAGATTCCTCCGTAGTGCTTGCTGTTCAACAGTCTTCCGATGATGGAAAGCGCGGTGATCCGGTGCCGGTTGGCACCGGACTGTACAACTTCATCAAAGAAATATTTGCCGAGCAGCGTTTCACCGCTATAACAAAGAATCTCGTCTCCGTCCTTAAATTCAGAAACATCAATCGGATTCTTTGCGAAGTACAGTTCATGGTCGGCCGTAATGAGGGCGTGATCCTGGTCTGCTGCAATAAAGGGTTCGTCATTGGTACTGATTTCAAACGTAAACTGGTCTGCAGCCAGCGATTCGCCAACCATCGAATGGGACGATTCGATTTTTCCGTTCAAAATACTGGTGTCGGAGATCTCCTGCCCATTGATTACGATTTTATTTGCCATAGAAGCACACCTCCGAATTAGGGTTTTCGATCCCTTATGCGTATGATCTGTGCAAAGGTGCAGTCCCCTATTTCGTAGTATGCGGATATGAACGTCCACCAGTGCAAATAATGGACGGAGCGAATCTCTTGCCCCATCACACGGTTAATAGGAGCCACGATGTACTTAAAATCATGCTCCCAATCCATCAGTTTCGGTGCCTTCCGATTCTGGTCATCGTCACCGCAGTTAATGAACCAGAAACACTGTCGCACGGCCTCTTGGTAGTGCTCTGGCGGCATTTCTGAGAAACCGGGATACATGATATACAATGCAACGATTGCCTTTTCCTGATCGTCCAGTTCGTTGTCAGAAAGGGCGGCGCAGATATCCAGCACCGCCCTGTAATCCGACCGTATTTCATACTCCGAACCGCAGACAATAAGGCTCTTGGGCAGATCGTACATCATTTGTGATACTTTGCGGTGTACTTCTGGATGCGCGGATTCATAGCTTTCTGCTCCCGTGCGAAAGAGGTATCAACCTCGTCCATCACGGCCAACAGGAAATTGCACCACACAGGAAGGCCGTCTGCCAGAGCGTAGACGTTCATGCTTCCGAAGATCTCACCGGAAACAGGCTGCTGGAAGATCCCGTCGATCATGTCTCGCATCTCCGCATCACGGCATCTGGCGACTTCGAAGATCTCCTTCTTGTCGGCAATCCGTGAAACCTCGTCCCTGTAGGAATCCTGCTTTTTGTCCAGCTCATCAAACGTGCCGAAAAGGCGCTCGACAAAGTTGCTGTCGGTGGGGTTAAAGGAAACCTCCGTCTTATCATTCACGCTGAAGGTTTTAATTCCAGTATCAAAGTTCAGAGTATTCATTGATGGATCTCCTCTCTTATGCGGCGCCGACCGTGAAAGTCACAACGCCTTCGGCAACCTTGGCAGTGCCCACGGAACGAGTGCCGCCGAAAGTCACTTCGATGGGCATACCTACGGAGGAACTACCGCCAAGGCCGGTAGGCACAACCGTGCAAGATTTGTAACGCTCGGCGAAAACACCAGTATTTGCGGTGCCTGCGTAGGTGTGAACCACCAGCATATCGTTGTTGGACATAGCAGCCACATCATGGTCTTTGATGGACTGATTCCAGATCTTCACCTGGGCAACATCGCCGCTGTCCAATTCACAGGGTTCAAAGGTCTGAGTGATAATGGGTTCCTTCATAGAGGTATAGCTTTCGCCGAAAATATCGATCTTGGTTTCCTTGGCCCAGTCGTATTCCATGTTGCTTTCCTCAACACGCTTACCGATGGGACTCCAAACGTGGGCCTCACTGGTGCCGGTGTTCAGATACAGGATCAGCAGCTTACGTGCGACAGTTGCGCCGGCTGCAGTATTAAAGGTCATGTCAGCCATTCGTTTTTCACCTCAAATTTCTTAGTAAATCTCACAGACAGCTGCACCATGTAGGTGGCATAGCCTTCGCCTGTGGCATCATAAAGCACTCCGTTCTGAGCCACGATGCGCTCACGCCTGGGCACATCTCCGAAAACCGGAGCCGCGCCGGTGCAGCTCTGCTCCTGCGCCCACTCCTGGAAATCCATGATCCAGTCAGCGTTGATGGTGGCCCCGACATCATCATCCGGAGCTTTTTCAAAAACATAGTACAGGCCGAAGTTGTACTGATTCTCAACGGTGGTATTGCCGAAGATATCAGTCACCCGGGCGATCTCCTCTAGGCCGGAGGGAAAGACGCCGCCATTGGTCGGTACCTGATCTGTATAGTCCACTTGGAACTTATCCAGAATATCGAAACCGGAATACGTGGCCAGCCACGTTTTGATCTTTTCCAGTGCGGTCATCGTTTCCCCGCCTTTCTGTTTACATAGCGCTGAAGGTCTGCCTGCATTGCCGGCATCTCAGCTGCTTTCAATGCCCGGTCCCAATAAGGGCCGGCCAGAGGGTTCTTGGTCTTGGTGTAAATCAAAGGCCGGTCTGTAACGACCTTTGGGGGCGGTCCCTCCATCGCCTTGCCGTGGTAGATGTATCTGCCGTGCGGGACATCGAGGACAATCAGCGGCTTGTTGATATCCGTCTGTGCGACCATCGTTTTGATGGTGGCGCCGGTGCGATACGGCATATACTTCACGATCCGGCGCAGCACATTGGCTGTGTGGAACCGCTGCACATCGCCTCCGGCTGTCAAACCCTTGTCTTTCAGGATCTGATTCACCGGTTTCATTCGCACTTTGACTTCGCCAACAACAGCCATATCATCCACCCGCTTCCGTGTGCACGACAGAGCTGCGCCAGTATTTCGGGTCAACATACTTGACCACCACAAGGCCGGGGACTTTTGCCGGAATAAAGGCGGCCCAGTCCTCGCGTGTGGCGATTTCAGGGCCTTCCCCATGCAAGACCTTATCCCCCACCGAAACAGGAACAGAGGCCCCAGGAATGACCAGAAGGAAGCTATTTGCTTCGCTGCTGCCGGTCTTGTCCACGTTCTGCGTCTTCCGGAAGTCCAGAAAGGCGTTGTGGAATACCTTCCGGGTGTAACCGTCCTTCCCGTCCCAGTGGTAAACAGTCACGGTCTGATTGCAGAGCCGGTAATCCACCGGGGAGTGTCTGGGCTTGATGGTAACCATGTCAGATCACCCCCGTATAGATATCCAGATACAGGCAGGCGGTCTGGAAGAGAGTCTTTGCCCGCCCGGCGGGTGTAATGTCCACAGCCTGCGCTCCGGCACTGCCATAGCTGGCAGAAACAGAACCAATAGAAACGGACTGAATAGCGCCACCCTCTCCGTTGGCAATCAGGTCAAATCCCTGCAGCTGCTCCGCCATGGCGCAGGTGGCCATCTCCTCGGCGTTCTGAGAATCCTTCGGCACGGTCACTGTGTAAATACGCTTATACCGGGCAAGCTGCGCGGCCGCTCTGGCTTCATACTGAGGCCAGTCCTCTTGGGAGATGGAGCCACCGCAGAATTCACTGATGTAAAACCCATGATTAACCATTGGCGGCTCCTCCTTTACTCCTGAGACTCACCGGATTCAGGGGACTTGTTTTCGGGATGCTTATCCTGAATATGCCTCTCCAGGCCTTCCTCAGTCTTGTACTCCTTGCCGCAGACAGGGCACTTAAATACATCAGGATTGTCGGCCTTTTTAGGGGACGTCTCCTGCTCGAAAATCAAACCGATAATCTTACCCATGGTTTTTTCCTCCGATCAGGTAGTGGCGTGGTGCAGGTAGATGCCTGCCACCTTGTTCTCGTAAGCATCAGCAATGCCGACGTTACGGTAACCGAACTTGTAGCCGTCAGCGTCCTGGTTGGCCTCGGGAGCGATGATCTTGGGAGCCACGTGCTTCTCGAACTGGATGACAGCGGGCTTGTGGATGATCTCGAAGTTGATGTTCTTCGCACCCTCAGCCTTGACAAAGCCACCAGCCTCTTCGCCGGTCTTGCCGGACTTCTGCTCAATGGCAGTGTAGAAGCGGGTCTGGGGAACCAGGGTGACGGAAGCAAAGCGCTCCAGGACAGCCTTGGACTTGGTGGTGTCCAGATCCTGGATCAGGCCGTACTTGGTGGGAGTGATGAACAGGTGGCGATCCTCATAAGGGACCTCATCCTCATCCATCTTGTTGGTGCCAGCACGCAGAGCGGCCAGAACCTGCTCACCGGTCTCCAGATCGGCAGCATCAGCCTTGGAAATGCCATCAGTACCGGCATAGGAAGCCAGACGGAAGGCGTCCAGCTCGGGAACCACCTTAGTGCGGATGAACTCGCCTGCCAGCTGACCGAAAGCGATGCCCGCAGTCTCCAGGTTGTCCATGGTGTCAACATTGAACATGCGGCCGCGGTCAAAGTTGCACTTCACGGTCTCATTGGTCAGAGTGACGTCACCCTTCACGTAACCGTCATTACGAGAATACTCGCCAAGGCCCTGCATCTCCAGCTTGGGGATGATGAGTTCGTTGGCATTGGCACCCTGTCGAGCCAGATCGGCAGCACCGTCCAGCTTGGCAGTCAGGGAAGCCGCTTTGTAAACCTTATCCAGCACGGGAACAAAGGTCTTTGCAAGAGTAATAGCATTAGGCATATTTTTTCCTCCTATAAATGTCTGTGTTGTTAGTCCTTCTCAGGGTCAAGACCTGCGGCACGCATGATCTTTGCGGTGTCCGCATCGTATTTGCCGGTCACAGGGTCTTTACCAGTGCCGCCCGCATAGGGAGGCGGGGTCTGCTCGGATTCGAACAGGTAATCGGATTCCTTCTTCAGAGCCTCGATCGCGGCCTTGATGTCGGTCTCCTGGTTTTTGCTGGCCTTCAGGGTATCCATATCCAGCAAGGCAGCAATTGCCTTGGCATTCTTGCCCTTGGCAGCGGTGATGGCGTCCTTGACTTTACCGTCAAATGCCATACCATCCAGCTTCTCCTGCCATTCCTTGTCCTTGTCGGTCAGCTTGCCCTGCAGAGTGGTAATCTCGCCCTGTAGCTTGGCAACGTCCACACCATCGAACGCTTTCAAGCCGTCCTGTGCGGTCTTCAGCTGTTCCTTGATGTGCTCATAGTCTGCAAAGGGTTTCTTGGCAGCCTCGATGTCATTGCCGTTCTCCTGCATGATGGCATCGACGACTTCCTTGGGCAGGGGCTGATCGCCTACCTTGAAATTCTCCAGAAATTCACGCTTCATGGTATATCCTCTCTCCGCTACGCGTTTTTGTACGTGGGTCGCTTCCACTGGCGGTGCCCTGTGTTGTACGCCTGGGCAAGGCAAAGATGGTATGAAAAAACAGCCTGTAAAAGGCTGTTTAATCAACGATATTCACTTCCTGCACCCACATAGCAACAGGCGGCTGACCACCAACCACATTCAGGCAGACACAGCCGCCAGCGTTCAGGATGGCTAAATCCTCTGCAGAGGGTTTCCAGCAACTTGTCACGCACAGCCGGCCGTCTTCTTCCTGAGCAAGTGTGGGAAGGTCACCGCATCCCGGCGCCATATAGGTAACGTTCATGTCTTGGAATTTTACAGGCTTCATAGTTCCTCCTTTTGGGCACAAGAAAACCACCAGCCGTAATGGTTGGTGGTTATATTAGTCAGTTGTTTGCAAACAGGTCATCGTATACAGCTTGGGCTTCCGCACCAAAAGCGTTGTACTCATCATCTGCATCAAAGCCCTTCATGTCAATCAGATCGTATAAGGGGTCCAGTGCATCATTTACATTTTCGGCGTTAAGTGCTGCCGGGAGATGTTTTTCCAGAAACTTTCTGGACGCCTCTGACATATTCAGCATATCTTTACCCCTTTCTTGGATTAGTCTGGATCAGCTCGCCTGTGTCCGGGTTAATCGAAACGTGACACCTTTTTCCGGTGAAACGGATACTCGGCTTCCCGTTTTCTTTGATTACCCTCGGGCCGACAGATATTGGAGCAAACAAAGCCTCTTTGATGTCCTCCACATTTACGCCAGACCGCCGGATCACCTGTAGGTTGTTCTTCAGCTTCTTGGGGTCAACCATCGTACCGATTACACGCTGCATAAAGTGCGGAACCTGTCCGGTAATTAAAATACCTGTCGATGTCGTGTGCCCCACAATCTCGGTCTGGATGCGGACGTGCAGCTTCTCATAATTTTCGAAGCCAGACAGCGGAGAGATCCAGCCTGTCTGCACATCCTTTGCATACTGCTTAAGGAGCGCATATCGAGGAGAATCATCATACTTCACATCATAGTATTTTGCAAGTGTTTCTATGGATGGATTTACGCCAATTTCTCGCGACCATTTTTGGTAATGTTGCTCAGCAGCTGCGGTAGCCTGCGCCGCTTGCTTCCTGCCAAATCCGGAAACCTGAGCACGCTCATTCTCCGTCCGCAGGCCCGCAGCCTTGGAAAATCGGCTGTATTCCTGCCGGAGCCGCTGCAGCTTGATTTGGTCGGTCAGCAGCTTCTCCTTGTCGCCGGTGGTTTCATCGATCAGGATGCGGGTTTTCTGCTTCCGGATCGCCCGTTCCAGCTTCCGCTGCATCTGGGTAGCCTGATAGCCGGTATAGTGCTTTCCTTCGTAGGTAATGCCCTTCTCGTTGTCCTCTCGGAACTTCTCCAGCTGCTCCTGCGTGTACTGCGGCTCATTGACGCCAAGAATAATGGGAAAGGCCACGTGGCCACAGTTCAGAGTGCCGATGCGGCGCAGCAGAGAATTGTTGAGCGCCTGATATTCGGCGTCGGGATACTGCTTGCCCTGTATGGGCTCGTGGTCCGGAGCGCTGTTGGCATGGGCAGAAAGTTCCCAGCCATCGGCGCCCAGTTCATCGTGGTTATGCTCGGAGATCTTCTCCTGCATCAGACCGAGGCCGCCCATAATGTTCCGGCGTACCGCAGCCTCCAAAGAGGTGTGCACACCTGATTCATAGTCTATGGTTCGGAGGCCCTTCTCCGCCAGCTTTGCCGTAGCCCTCCGAATGGCCGTGGTATAGTCGGTCGCACCGGTGATCACCTGTTTAAAGGCGTAGTCGGTGCAGCTTCTATATGCGTCCTGCAGGGGCAGAGCGTTGCCGTATGGGTCTACCATGCCGATTGTCTGGGTCAGGTTGGTAAAGTCCTCCTCTGCCAGCTGAACGGCCACAGCCACGATCTGCTGTATCGAGGTGTTCTTCTCAAAGGGAATCGCCGCAGAAGTCGGCAGCTGCTGAAGGTCGAAACGGTATCCGACCTCCGCAGATTGGGTCAGCAGGCGGTTGATCTCCTTCCGAGAGGTCTTCAGGAGCCGTTTCAGTTCCTTCTTGATCTCCCGCTGGCTCTTGCCAAGCTGCTGCGCTCTCCACACCTGATAGGCGGCAGAACTGGTCAGCTGCCCGGCTTCGGATATCCTTCGGGCAATGTCCTCCAACAGAAACTCGTTGATAGGGTCGGTAATGTGGCCCGCAGCGTCTCGGAGGGCTGCAATCTGCTCTGCGGTGAGCATTATTCCTCACCGCCCTCCTCCGAAATCTGCTCGATTTCCGGCATATACTTCTCACGGATCTTTTGCAGATCTGCGGTCGTATCGTATGGCATATCAAAATACCAACCAACAGCGATTTCAGGCTTAAGCATTCCAGCGGCAACCATGGCTTTAAGTTCAATCCAGACTTGGTCTTCATCGTAGAGGATGCCGTTGCCCCAGCTGATGGTCACATCCTTTTCAGGATTGATGGCAGTGCCTTTGTACTGGCCGTAGATATGACCCAGCACATCACAGACGCGCACAGCCTCGCGGACTGCACTCTCCCACATCTCCTGAAAATCAATAATAGTCAGGTTATAGTCGCCCTCGGAGGACGTGATTTCTTTTGCCGTGCGCTCGGAGGCTTCCACCTCGGACAACAGGCCACGCTTTAAACCGATCAGGCTTTCCACATTCCGCAGATACTCTGTTTTGCGTGCCAGGAAGGACGCCTCGCGGAGCTCTGGAGAGAAAATCGTAATACCGCCCTCTTCACCGGTCATTGGCGCGGCAGTAAAGACATTTCCGGTCAGACCGCGCCGTACATTGCCCTTATCATCTGTGCGGCGCATCATGTAGTCAGGCACAATGACGCGGGACTGTCCGCGGTCAAACTCGCCGTTGAGTAATGCCTCATTGCGGTTAATATTGTGGATAAGTCCGACAGCAGGCGCATAGACAGCCACAGGCTCCGGAGATCCGTCAACGCAGTTCTCCATGGGAACGCGCACAGGGATAAGCCCCAAAGAATGAACTGGCGTGGTGTAGGTCATTTCTGGCACCAGCAGTGCGTACTTATCCAGACTGTACAGGCTCACTTCCTGCCCCAATGTGTCTTCAGCGTCAGACATAAAGAGCTTGTTCCGGATAGTCAGAGATCCGGCAGCATCCACCGTCCGACGCTCTAAAAGTGTGAAATAAGAGCGGCCCTGCACGGTGCGTTCTGCGGTTCCAATGTCCGTAATATTGTCCCGCTCATCCCTGCCCAGAGGAATATAACAGCCACGAGGAATGACGGTAAAAGACAACCCCTGCGCCCCGAAAACTGGCTTCAGGAAGATCTGGCCGCCAATCAAGGCCTGCTGCATAGCCTTTTTCCGGCTACGCTCCAAAGCCGCCAGGATAGACAGGATGAAGTCAACACCCTCGGATCTCTTTGCAGGGGTCGCCACGTACTCGCTGAAGGTGGTTTTCGTCAGCTTGGACACAATGGCAGCAGGGATACGCTGGCAAGGGTCTTCATCCTTTGTCGGCTCCGACTGGTAGTAGAGCCGGGCCCAGTCCTTGATAGCTTCCTGCATCGCCGTGGTGGTGATATCTTTTGCACCAAAAGCGTGCTCGAAGTTGTAGATTTTTCCCTGATCGAAGAGCGCTGATAAAAGGCTCATTTCGTGTCCACCCTCCCTGCCTTGATAATCACGCGGGAGCGGATCATGGTATCCTGCACCCCGTCAATATATGCGTTAAGACGCTCGATTTCCCGCGCCTGTGCATCCACTTTCTCCTGCAGACGCCGGTTGGCTTCTATGAGATCATCCCTGCACCATGCGGGCAGGAACCGCTCATACAGCCATTTCTTAATCTTTGACATGTCCATAGTCTCCCATCTCAACCAGAAACTCACGGCGCAGGATGGTATACGCAAAGTAACGCATATCGTCCATGGCGTGGTCATTCTCTTTGATTACGCGGTCTTTCTCCACCTTCTCATCCCAGGCATAAAGGCCGAACTCACGGACAGCGTCCGTACAAGTGGAGCCGATTTTCAGGCGGCCAGCCTGTAACAGGGCCGCAGTGTACGAAATACCCGGGATAACATCATTCTGCGCCTTGCGCACGGTAAACCTGCCCCTACGCTGGATCTCCGTAATCATGGAGGCGGCAGAGGGGTCAATGATGATACTCTCTATTGGGAGATCCCTCGCCAACCTCTCTATCTCGGAATAGTATTCGCTATCGGTCTTCATGCCGTCCACACGGCCGTTGTGGTAGAACTCCCGCATACGATAAGCCACACCGTCATAAAGGCACCACAGCCCCGCGGAAAACGGGTTCAGAGTGCCATAGTCAATGCTGATATAGAATTGATACCGGCTCCGCTTCCGCCTGTCGTACTCCGGCAGCTTATCGGTCACGTGCCAGTCTTTGTTGAAAATCGCATATACAAGGCCTTCCGCCTTGCACCACTCGCCCTGGATGTACCGGCGATAGAACACGCCGCTGTACATGCTCTCATATCTCTTGCGGATCTCCGGAGCGAGCGCCAGATTGTCCGCCATGGTGAAATGTAGGTGCAGGGCGTTGCGCTCTTTGGCTTTCAACACCCACTCCAAATAAAACCAGTGCTGCGGCCCGTCAGGGTTGCAGTTAAACCAGAACTTGGATCCAGGGACAGAACAGCGTGCCATCGCCTGCTCCACAAAGGAACGAGGCATATGCTCGGCCCTGTAGGCGGCCTGATAGGCTGCGATCTCCTCCTTATGCTCGGCATAGTAGGCGGCTGAGTATTTCTTTTGACGCTTAAATCTCGCGGCGGCTTTATGGTCAAGGCTTTCTAAATACGCCAGCTCATCAAGCCAGGCGCTGATCTCCTTGTCCACCTGATCAGCAACATAGCGCTCAGTAAACTCCCGCTCGATTTCCTCGTCGGCCAGACGCATAGCCTCCAGTTCTTCAGGGGTAAACGGCATTAGTCCACCTCCCCGGGAGGAATCCAGTACACAGTCAGCCGCTGCCTTCCGCACTGCATAGCGTAGTCGTAATCAGGCGTGTAGATATCCAAGGCATTACCATTGACGCCAGTGTCCGTTGCCCACAATTGCTCAATGGTACCGTCGGCGTATTCCACCCACACATCCGAGTACAATGGGATCACCTTCGGGTCCACAGCACAAGTAAGGTGATCGACAACCGGCAGGCCGGATCGCGTGATTCCATAGGCAGGATGATCGGGAGTCTTTCCGCAGGTGGCTTCTGTGTACCAGGTGACTTCGCAATTCTCGATTACATTTGCCTTTACACGCAGGGCTGCTTCGATTTTCTCGTTTTCGAAATCCTCGGCAAATTCGTCACAATCGGTGATTTGATTAAGACTCGTTACGAAAATGGGGGTGTTTTTCGCATTGTTCTCAGAATAAGTAATTGTTTGGGTAGTCAATAACTCTGATTCATCTACAGGTGCCTGCAGTTCAGAGGCTTCAGCTCTGACTGCGGAAATTGCTACGATCAGAACTGCGATAGCGGCAATAATGGCGGCGTAGGCCACGGTCTGCCAATGCTTGGCTGCGTACTCGCTTTCCAGTTCCCGGCGATACTGCCGATCATCGCGAGCTTTATTCCGAGCCTGTTCCCGGCAGGCCTGTTCATATTCGGCCCGAGCGAGATGCGCTTCAAAGGAGTTCGAGATAAATTCCATCTGACCCTCCAGCCTGTCCACCTTGCGGCGGATTTTCTCGTTTTTCTGACTCATGTATGTAATCCTCCTGTTAAAGCGCAATCTTTGTCACGATGGGGCGCTGTGTCCGCTTTCTGGCCTTGGAGGCAACGGGGGTAACGATCCTAATCGTCCGTTCCCTTTCCAATCCCCCGCCGGCTTCAAACTCACGAAGTGCCTCTTCACTGATTCTCCAGCCGCCGATGCGGACCCCGCGAATCTTACCGGCATTGAGTGCCTCATAGACAACGCGAGTGCTTACTCCGTAGCGTTGCGCCACCTGCGTGACTGTGTAATATTTTTGGTCGGTTTCACAGGAACCGGGTGCCACCGGTTTTAACTGTGCAGTGTGTTCCATCAGTTGCTCCTTTCATCCAACATTGTGTCTGACTTGTTCAATCAGCCGTTCCAGCGCTGCGCGCAGCTTTGCTTGGGCCTTGGGCGCCTCGTCGTTGTCATTCAGGATCGTGCTCACATACTTAGGGTTCATACCAGCCTCCTCGGCGACCTGTTTGATTGTGAATCCCGCGTTGTGAATTTCACCAACGAGAATACCTGTCCATTGTGCGGGCATACAAAAACTAACCTCCTTCAGTTATTTTAGTTGACTTTAGTTAGATTTTTGGCTACAATGAGGGTGAAAACCAATATCAAAACCAATTCCTAACCTCTGCAATCCCTAACTCAAGTTAGGTTATTTGTATAATACCTGATTTCGGTTAGGTTGTCAATGGGGCAACCTAATTTTGGTTAGGTTCTGCGTTTTGCCCAAAAACGGAGGATCCAATTTATGTTTTATGATAAATTTAAGCAGCTCTGCGATGCAAAAGGTGTCAGTTGCAACAAGGCTGCACTCGAAATCGGGCTAAGTAATGCCACCCCTACAAAATGGAAAAAGACTGGCGCAACACCAGATAGCGCTACGCTCGCTAAAGTGTCCAAATATTTCGGCGTGCCAATTGCTTACTTGCTCGGCGAAACTGATGACCCTTTCGACAAAACCAAAACCCATTGGGCCGAAGTCATATACAAAAATGAAAAACCCGCCCTCGTTTCCGAGGACGGGCAAACCTGCAATATTATTAAAATCGCTGGGCGTGATGGCAGTTATGTAGAAAAGCGGTTGGGTGACAAGGAACTACAGGCGCTGAAGGCGTTTGTTGACCTGCTGCCTGATGCTGGCGAGGACTTATAACTTGTGCGTAGCTATGTAATCTCCAAACTGTCGATATACCTGACGCTCTAACGGCGATAGCAGGAATTTGTTCCGTTGAAGCAGATTTTCCATCCTCTCTGATCGGAACTCAGACGCCTGCCGACTGATATCGCAAAGGCGCATAATGGCATCCGGTGTCCACACCCCGCAACCCCAGAGGACACACGCGGGAGCCAGCAAACGACTGGCAAACACATTTGCAGCCTGTTCGATAGGGGTGTCCATTGGATCAGGCTCTCGGTTCACCAATTCATACTTTCCCACATGCCCCAGCAAAATATGTCCAAGTTCGTGAGCTGCGGTAAATCGCTGACGAGGCAACTGTACTTTGTTTGATACCATGATGACCGGCGTCTGCTCTACAAAAAAACTCATGCCGTCGTTTCCGTCCGTTGGCGCATAAAATTTGATTGGTATTCCCAACGCCTTGCAGATTGCTCCTGGTTTCACCGGAAGTTCTTTGATTTCCAAATCAATCAGAATCTTCCACGCAGCGTCTCTTGCATTTTGGTAGTCTTTGTAGTTCATAAAAACACCTCCACAAAAATTGTAGAAGTGTCTGCGTGGTTTGTCTGTATGTAAATATTGGTAATTTTGAGGTGATATCATGGGCTTTTTTGATTTTTTTAAAGCGAACAAAAAAGGGAGCTCGCAGCGCCGATCTTCTTTTGAGGCACTGGCACCTATTTCAAACGATGAATACCAGAAGAAACGTCAAAAAGAAATCGAATGGCTCGAAGTGCACTATGACCTAGGTTCAGTCGGAGGAATCCAATCCATTCCCGAAAGAAGTGATTTGCCTCGTCCGACATTCGGTGACGGCGGTGGATTCAGAAGTTATACCGGTGATATCGACTACTACCTTCGGAAGAAGAGCGCTGAATGCGAAGACTCCGGGAATATAGAGCTTGCTATCCTATGTTTGCGAAAATCAAATGCAATCAGAATGGTAAGCAGACGGGGTTATCGCAAGGACGATTACTATGCTTTGGTTCGCCTTCTTGCCCGGAGCGGTTATGTCAAAGAAGCAACAGCCGAAAAGGCAAAAATTGACTCTTTTTTTGGGGATGCTGATACCGATCTGGTACAACTCAACGGTCGTGGACAAGCAAATCTAATCATCAAGTCTGCCTATGAGCTTGATACCAGATTGCTCCTTATGAATGCTCACGGCTCCGCCTGCCCTGAGTGCGCAAAATACCAGGGACGCGTTTTTTCAATCTATGGAAAAGACCCTCGCTTCCCGCCACTCCCAGAATCATTTTATGAATTTGGGGCTATTCACAAAGGGTGCTGCCATCAGTTCTCGGCATATATTCACGAATGCAGCGACCCTATGCTTGACCACACGTTGCAGTTTTACAAAGGCCTAAAGCGGAAATATAGAAAGAATATAATTGCGTTCAGCAATAGGCCTTTTATTGACGATCGGACACAGGAAGATATTGATGAAGCTAACCGGATTATAGAGGAACACCGCATTGCTGTCGAAAAGAAAAAACATGCTGAAGAACACATGATTGAAACTGAGGCTATGCGGGGCACTACAAAAAGAGAGTACCAATGGGTTCTGGATAATCTTCCAGATATATGCCCTAAGTCTTTAAGTGGTTTTCAGCGGATGAAAAAGCAAAATACAAAAAATTATCAAAAGATTGTCGCTGAAGCTAAAAAACACGGGTTTCATATGAAATAAAAAATGCCGCTCCGGGTGGCACCCCAGAGCGGCGAGCAGAACACACATTCCCGCAACCAACCAAAATCACAGGAGGAAGTCTGCGCAAATATTATAGCATAATGGCTTCCTCCAGACAAGGAGGAAATTTGAATGGCCCGAAAAGGCTTAAAGCAGTGTACCCTTACCATGCCCAACGGCGACCGCAAATACTTCTATGGCGCCACGCTCCAAGAGGCACAAGAAAAACGCCTGCAGGCGAAGCTGGCCATGAGTATCGGCGTCGACATCTGCAACAATACCACCGTGGGTGAATTGGCGCAGATGTGGTTCAATGTCGAAAAGAAACCCAACCCCAACGAAAACACCGTCATGTTCTGGAAGGACATCCTCGACCGCAACGTCCTCCCTTCCCTCACCCACTACCTGGCAAAAGATGTGCGCCCTATGCATATCAAATCCGTTATGAATGAGATGCTGTCACGCAGCCAGTCCGAAGCAAGCCATACCCTGCAGGCTCTGCGCGGAATTTTCGACTTTGCCGTGGATAACGGCGTCATCCTCAAGTCTCCTGTGCCGAAGACGCTCAAGGCCAAGGGGAAGCCGGCTAAAAAGGTTCAGCCCCTCACCGTGGATCAGGAGAACACGCTGCTTCGCGCGGTGGAAGGAACACGGGCATATACTTTCGTGTATCTGGGGCTAAAAACCGGCCTCCGCCGCGGCGAGCTGGCAGGCCTGCAGTGGGATTGCATCGATCTGAAGGAAAGAACCTTGGAGGTCCGCCGGAACTTGGTAATCGTCCGGGGCAAGGCCGTCCTCCATGAATACCCCAAGACTGAAGCCGGATTTAGATCTATTCCCCTCTCTGACGGTACTGTAAATCTCCTTAAAGAGCTGAAAAGAAAAGCCGTCTCCCCGTTCGTGATCACAGCCAAAGACGGACAGATGCTCACCGCAAACAGCTATTCCAACCTGTGGAAGCTGGTAGTGGCCCGGAAGGCACCGACCACCGTCAAAATGGGTAAAGACGGGAAGCCCCTCCCCAACAAACACCCAAAGGTGCTCCGGATCATCGACTTCCCTGTTCATCCGCATGCGCTGCGTCACACCTATGCGACCCGTTTATTTGAACGGGGCCTGTCCGTAAAACAGGTGCAGTACCTACTCGGCCATTCGGATCCCACCGTCACCATGCGTATCTATATCCATTTCTGCGAGGCGCAGTCCCTGCAGGAAACTCACGAAAAAGCCCGAGAGGCGGTTTCTTATTGATAACGTGGTACACACGTGGTACAATAGCTATACCGTGAATACTGTATCGACTGCGGCGCAAGTGATAGACAGTCGATTGAAATTGAACCTCCGACTCTGAAGGTCGCTGGTTCGAATCCAGTCGGGCGTACCAAAAACCACCTTAAACTTATCGTTTAAGGTGGTTTTTGAATTACTGAAGTTATAATTTCAGAATATAGATTTGATTACCATTTTTTACTGAGTTCGTTTCTACTAAGCTAAGCAATGATTTTTGCTTCCCGTGCGCACCATGATAAATAGTGCTTAAATCTTGTACCAAAATTGGTCTTTTGCGTCCACAACAAAACGGTATCAAATTGATGAAAAAGATGCCGTACAGGAGTCCTCTGCAACAAGCACTGTATCGGGATCATCAACACCCACGACGGGTACTGTATGTGTCGGCATCCGGCTCCAAAAATAAATCTTGCCCAGCGCGGCAAGATCATAGCCAGCGGTATTCATCAACTCAATGATGGTCTCGCCGTTATCCAAAGCACCGTAGACGGTGCCCTGGATGTGGTCGTCGGCATCTGCCAGCGGGACGTTCTCACAGGATTTTTTGAGGGCGGCAATCCGGGAGTAGGTAACATCTCTGTCAATGTAGGTATGTATGTCGTTGGTGCAGAGAACCACGATATCGTCCGATGAGGACCCCTCTAATGCCAACGCTGACATCGGCAGCACACTTAGCTTCTCCCTTTCATCTTTTATCAGCTTTGACTACTGTTTGACTACTATTTTAAAAATCGCTTTAAAAGACGGGAGTCGTTGCAGCGCAACGGCTCCCGTTTTTCTCTTAACCTCTGCCCTAATCTGTGCAGAATCGACGAAACAATTGCGGCGCAAGAGTTTCAAGATTTCGATTTTTCAAAATCCAGAGCTGTATTTATCAGGCCATCCATCGGAACCAGCATTCAACAGCTTCGTCTGAGCCATTTATCCTTGCCGATAAATCCCCTTACAGAAAAGCTGAAGACAATCGCAAAGGTTTTAGTTCAGCCCCAGTAGCTTGCGCCATGTCTGCCCTCCCGCAGTGATCTCGCCGTCTACTGTACCATTGTTGTCTGATTGAAATGCCTTTACCGCATTTTCAAATGCAGTTCCGGCGATTCCGTC